CAGAGATGTTTCAGCTAATGCTAAAAATGTGACTTGGGGCTACGGGCGTTTAACAGTTATGGAGGTACAAGCATAATGGCATCAAAAATTAAAGTAGACCAATTAGAAACCGCAGATGGCACAGGCACTATAGCCTTACAGAATCAGCTATCGGGAATGACAACAGCTAGTGTACCTACACTTGATTATACAAAAATGCCAAGCGGAAGCATTATACAAGTTGTTGGAACAAATAATACTTTTACAAATAACTTAGCTTCTAATTCAACAAGTTGGAATGATTCGGGTTTTATAACAGGAACAATAACTCCTTTAAATACTGGCTCAAAAATATATGTAAGGTTTGATGGCTTTATTCCACACGCTCACGCTGGAAATTCAAACTTTGGAGTACGATGGAAAATATATAGAAGTGTGGCTGGAGGTTCTTATTCAGCAGTTACTAATAGTGATGCTGATGGAGGAGTACATCAAGCTAACGGAGCTTCACAGCATTGGCTCGACTATAATGGAAATACAGAAGTTTTTGATACTCCAACCTACACAAGTGGTCAGTCTATAAGCTACAAAATTTATTACAGAAAACACAGCAATAATTCTAATCACGGATACTTTCATCATACTGGTGGAGTCACAGAAAATGGCTCTACAAATGCTAAGTGTACGATGATGGAAATCAAAGGATGATTAATTTAATTTTAACAGGAGCAAGAAATGGCAAATGAGATGACAACAGTCGATGCCCTTCAATCTTTAAAGCCGGGTGCTGAATGGGTATTGAGAGGTGACGAATTAGAGTGGCTGGATTCAGAACAGACTGAACCCACTAAAGCAGAATTAGACGCAGAGGTTACAAGACTTCAAGGTGTCTATGACGGTAACAAGTATCAGCGAGATAGAGCAGCAGAATATCCAAGCATTGCTGACCAACTCGATGATATATATCACAACGGAGTTGATGGCTGGAAAGCTACAATCAAAGCAACTAAAGACAAGTATCCAAAGGGGTAAGCGACAATGCCAACAGAAATTAGTGGCTCAACTGGAGTCAACAAAATACAAGACGGAACAGTTGTTTCTGCTGATATAGCTAGTAGTGTTGCATTAGGTAAGATATTGCAAATAGTACAAGCAAATACAAACACAGAGGTTAATCAAGGCGGTACAAATTATGCTGATACAGGATTATCTTGTGCAATAACACCTTCTTCTTCATCTAGCAAAATTTTAGTTTTAGTGTCACAAATAGCTTTTTTTTCAATTGACAATACATCTGAAAGAACTGCTTTTGTTAGGCTATATAGAGACATTGGAGCATCAGGAGCAGAAATGGTACATAGAGAATATGTTGCTAAAGGTCCAACTGCTGTTTATGACTTACCTGTTGATGTTACATTTCAATATTTAGATAGTCCTAATACTACTTCAGAAGTTTCATATAGAACACAAAGTAAGCTAAGTGGAACTACTTCTGATTTCAAAACACAGGCTGGTTCTTCTTATTCTAATATGGTATTAATGGAGGTAGCAGGATGAGTACAATAAAATCAAGTGCAGAACACCTAACACTAAACGCTGATGGTTCGGGCAATGACATAAAGTTCCAATCTAATGGCACAGAAGTAGCCAGTATTAGTGATGGTGGTGTAGTAACTGCGACTAGCTTTGCTGGTAGCGGTGCTAACTTAACAGGTATTAGCTCAGTAGGTGGTGCTACTGGAGTTGACTTTAACGATAATACTAAGGCTAGGTTTGGTACTGGCAATGACTTAGAGATATATCACGATGCTTCAGACTCATATATTAAAGATTCAGGAACTGGAAATTTATTAATACAATCTAGTGACTTATATTTTGGAGATGCTGATGGTAGTAATCATAGATTAATTTTAAGAAACTCTACAGGGCGTATTGGAATAAATGATACAAATCCTGATGCACGATTAGAAATACACGCTGCGACTGAAACAGGACTTAATGTTGAAGGCTCTGTATCTGGTGAAGTTGTAGCTCAATTTAAATCAGGTGGTGCAGGCAATCATTCTTTAATGAGGTGTATAAATAGTGACAATGCTACTGTTTTTGATGCTAGAGCAAATGGCTATATTAATGTAGGTAAAGAAGGAACAGCCGGAACAGCCTCAGGTTTAAATGTACATAATCACGGTTGGGCAACAATGGCTACTTTTAAAACAGGTACAAGCACATCTGCACAATACATACAATTTCAAAACAGTAATGGAACTGTAGGTAATATTACTTGGGGTGGTACATCTACTTCATATAACACATCTTCAGACTACAGACTTAAAGAAAATGTAGTTGATTTAGATAATGCCACAGATAGACTAAAACAATTAAAGCCAAAACGATTTAACTTTACAGCAGATGACTCACTAACTGTTGATGGATTTTTAGCACACGAAGTTTCAAATGTTGTGCCTGAAGCTATTAGTGGTACTAAAGATGAAGTAGAAACTTGGCAATCTTTTGAAGATTTGCCTGATGGTGTATCAGTTGGTGACAACAAACTTGATGCTGATGGAAATACAATTCCTAAATATCAAGGCATAGACCAAAGCAAACTTGTACCTTTATTAGTTAAAACAATACAAGAGTTAGAAGCTCGTATAGCTGCACTAGAAGCCTAATGAAAGAAAAAGCTCTTGGCTTGCTTATAGGAATATTAATAGTAACTATTGTACTATTCACACCTATTAATGCAGATGCCGCTGACCCAATAGTAACTAACAGTACCAGTACAAGTACAGTAACAACAAGTACAGACAGTAAGAGTACAGTTAGGACTAACCCACCTAGTGCAATTAGTCCAAGCATTAACGCTAGTAATAGTGACTTATGTATGGTAGGTGTTAGTGGAGCAGTACAAACACAGATACTAGGTATCAGCACAGGACAGGCTTACACAGATGAGAACTGTATGAGACTTAAGAATGCAAAGGTACTGTATGATATGGGTATGAAGGTTGCAGCAGTTGCATTAATGTGTCAAACGAGAAGCGTATATGACGCAATGCGTTTTGCGGGGACTCCCTGCCCGATTTATTCACCGACTACCGGTGAGGGATTAATAGGACAAGAAGCTACAAAAGAATGGAGACTAAACCCTAAGAAGATTCCACCTAAACAACCAGCTTCTAATATGAATAGAGGAGTATTTCTTGAGAAATTGGTTAGTGGCATTATTGGTGTTATGCTTCTCGCTATCCTCGTCATCTGACCCTGAGATAGTTGAGCATCAGATTGCAGACGATGGCTGGATTGAAGTACCCCTTGACTTTACTTTTCCTTTTTATGGAAATAGTTATGTCACTAGTTTTATGTTCAGTAATGGTGTTGTGGGTTTTCTTGACCCCCTTGATGTGGATGGTACTGGTTATATACACGATGGTCTTTGCTGTAATGGAGAGGATTTTGCAAGTGGTGCTACAGGTGTAAGATTTCATTACACTATTATGCCTTGGCATACTGACTTAATAGACACAGGAGTTGGTAAATTTTATACACAAGGTGATGAGACTTTCCAAAAGTATATGTGGGAAAACTTATCAGAGTATTACGACAGGAACACAAGTAATACATTTGACCTGACAATATACCCAATGGGTAACATAGAAGTAAACTATGAGAAGGTCCACATAAAGAACCACTCAGTAACAGTAGGAGTAGTTGGAGATTTAAGTGCAGGTGAGTATGAACAATGGTTCTATAACCACCGAACTAACGGAGCAGTTTATTGGGATAGCGCACAAGACGACCCAGTAGAAATAGCACAAGGAGAAAGCATATGCAGCGTAATACCGGACAGTCATATAAGTTGTTTATACTACCCGCAAGTCTATGCTGATAATGTGTATAATCAACAATGTGCACTTGACCCTCTGTATGATTACGGTTGTGATGGATGGAGTGATGCTTACATAGAGGAGTATGTAGAGGAAGAAGAACCACAGGTTTGGGAAGAGGTCGAAGAAATAGAAGAAGTATTTGTAATAGAAGAGCCTCAAGTATTTGAAATAATAGACATACAACCTTTGGAAAACTTTACACCCGCTACAATAGAAGAAGCTCTAGTTGAAATAGAAACTGTATTTGAAGAGCAAGCACAAGAAGAGTTAATTGAAGAGTTAGAAGCAGAGCTAGAAGAATTCCTAGAGCCGGAAGTAGAAGAAGAACCTACGGAGGAAGAACTAGATGAGCAAGAGCCTGAAGAGGAAACCGTACAAGAAGAACAAACAACGGAAGAGCCTCAACAAGAAGAAGTAGTAGTAGAAGTTGTTGAAGAGCCAAAGCTAGTAGAGACTAAAAAGAAGGCTAGTAAGAAACAAAAGATGCGTGAGATTATCAGCGACAAGCTAAAGAATCTTGCAGTAGAGATGGGCGAAGCAGCGTCACTAGAAGAACAACAGAAACTACAAGCTCTTATACTTACACTACTTAACTTTAACGCAGGATTTAATAGTTACAATACACAGCTACTTGTAGATGGTATTTTTTATGAAGACAAGGGTATATACTTAGACAAGGACATACCTGATAATAAAAGAGGCTTAAGAAACGGACTAGCCAACGAAATATTACATAACAAACTAATGGATTTACAATGGCAGAAGTAGAGTACGGTGGTATTAAAGTAGGTGGTAGTAAAGCTCTATTGCTTATTCCGTTATTAGGAACAATTATTGGTGGTCTGTGGGGTGGTTTTGAGGTCTATCAAAGATATTTAGATATGGAAGCTAAGATAGCTTCTTATACTGCACCTGACCTTACAGGTATAGAACAAGAGTTAGCAGTAATAGAAGAAACTTTAATAAGTGTAAGTGAGTCAGTTGAACTAGCTAGAGACTACACAAGAACAATCAAGAACGATTTAAAAGATGACATAGCTAGACAAGAAACACTTATGGAAAGGCTAGAAGATAAAGTTAATTCTTCTCAAGATGAGATTGATAAGACTATTGACACAGCCGAAGAAAGGTTTGATGCAAGACGAGATGCTTTGTATTCAGACACAGATAGAAAGATAAAAGAAGTAGAAGAAAGAGTTAACGCTAAATTGCAAAGAGCGTTAGATAACCCACTAGCAAACTAAGGAGAAAGCTATGCCATACGGTAAAGGTACATACGGTAAGAAAAGAGGACGTCCACCTATGAAGAAAAAAGGGAAGAAGAAGTAATGCCGGCTAAAAAAGACCCAAGACTGGCTAGAGCAGGTGTATCAGGTTATAACAAACCAAAGCGTACACCTAGTCACAAAACTAAAAGTCACGTTGTTGTCGCTAAGTCAGGAGGACAAGTTAAGACAATTCGTTTTGGTCAGCAAGGTAAAACTGGCGACAGAACTAATACTGCGAGGTCTAGGTCTTTTAAAGCTAGACACGCTAAGAATATAGCTAAAGGACCAATGAGTGCTGCTTATTGGGCTAACAAAGTAAAGTGGTAATTTATGGAAGAAAGAATAGCTAGAATGGAAAAGACATTAGACAAACACAGCTCGCAAATAAGTAAATTATTTAGCAGAGTTGATGACACTAATGCTTGTATCCAAAAGATTATGAACACATTAAATCAAATTAGATGGACATTCTTTGGAGCTTTGGGTTACTACGCAATCTCAGAGATAGGACTACTAGGAGCATTTAAAGTATTATGATAGCATTTTTAACTAATGTAGCACCGATAGCTTTAGGCTTTGTTGCTAAGTTGTTTGCACTTAAAAGCCAAGCAGCTCAAGAAAACCAAAAACTAATGATACAGTCTTTACAAGTGCGTAATGATTCTATCAATATGGCTAGAGATAGGGCAGACAAAGAAAGCCCTATGGCTGCATTAAACAGACGTGTAATTATATTCGTTATACTAGCTTTAATTATATTTACACAAGTAGCCCCAGTATTCTTTAACGTACCTACAGTAATACCTACTGTAATAGAAGGAGCGAGCATACTTGGATTTGAGTTGACACCTGACACAATAGAATATGTAACTGTACAAGCAGGAGCAGTTCTTAAGTTTGATGAAGTGTTTGCTTGGGCAACTATGATTATAGAGTTCTATTTTGGTGCTCAATTAGCCAAGGGGAAGTAAATGACATATAGAGAAATTATTAATAGTGTTTTAAGAAGGTTAAGAGAAGATACTATAGACTCTGACTGGTCAGGTAACTTATACGATTCTGTATCTGTATCTGATTATCAGAAACTAATTGGAGAGTTAGTAAATGATTCTAAAAAGAATGTAGAGTCTTATCACGACTGGAACGCACTAAGAGAGACATTTAATATTAAAACACAAGCAGGCAATATGCAATATACTTTAGGTGATGCTACTAGAGGTGCAGGTGTGTCTTTTAAAGTGTTAGACGTTATATGTCAAGATACTGGACAAGTATTGGAGCAAGTACCAAATGATTGGCTTAACGAGGCTGTATTTCCTTTGTCTCAAGCAGCTAGTGGTAAGCCTACTAAATATGCTTTTAATGGAGTAGCTCAAGCAGGTGTCAACAGAGAACCTGATTTTAACATTGACTTATATCCTGTCCCTGACTCTATACAGACTATATCTGTAAATATTGTAGGTGCTCAAAAAGAATTAAAGACAGCATCACAAGTATTAAGAGTTCCTTCACAGCCTGTAATTCTTGGAGCTTGGGCTCGTGCTATTGCAGAAAGAGGAGAGGACGGAGGAAGTATTTCTAGTGCTGTTGCGGCAGAAGCTAGAGACTCTTTAAACCTTGCGGTACAATTAGACGCAGGAAATATGGAATACGAAAGAGATTGGACAGTAGTATAATATGGCACTAGAATCTAAGCAGATACAAGCTATACCTTTAGATACTATTGGTATTGATGGTATAGATACTCAAACAACTGCTACTGCTCTAGGACCAAACTGGTTTACTAAAGCAGATAACATTGTTTATACTGAGGGCGGTAAAGTAGCTTTTCGTAAAGGTCTAAAACAAAAGACACTAAACGGAGGAGCTAAAGTTGGTTCTTTGGTAGAACACTATGATGGTACTAACCATAAAGTATTTGCCGGTGTAGGCACTAATATGTATGAGGTAGATTTATCAGATAAAGACAATGCGTGGATTAACGCTTTTGCTACTGGTGCTTCTTCTTCTGATTGGCAGTTTAGTAACTTTAATAATGAATTATTTGTATCTCAGTACGATTCAGACCCTTTAAGATATTCTAGTAGCACTTGGTCTAAATTAAAAGATACTTCGGGATATACAGCACCACACGGAATAACAACATTTGACCCTAGTTGTATGATGGGATTTTATGGTAGAATGTGGGCTGGAGGAATAACAGAAGAAGACGATGTATTGTTTTATTCTAAACTGTTAGATGGTCATAAATGGGGAGCTTCTGACGGTGGGGCTATAGATTTAAAATCTGTATGGGGTCACGACAGTATTGTAGCTATACACCCTTTTGCAGGTAAGTTAGTTATTTTTGGTAAAGAAAATATAGCTATATATAACGACCCTGACACAATAGCTAATATAGCATTAGACGAAGTAATTAGAGGAATAGGCTGTGTCTCTAGAGATTCTATACAAAGTATCGGAGATGATTTATACTTCTTGTCGGATACTGGTGTTAGGTCTTTATTTAGAACTACTCAGCTAGACAAACTACCTCTAACAGAAAAGTCTATAACAATTAAAGATGAACTGATAGCCAACATTAATGGAAGTACAAATGTTAAGTCAGCATTTATGTTAAATGAGGGTTTATACTTACTTTCTTTTGTAGATAGAAATGTTACATATGTTTTTGACACTACATATAAGACAGCTAAAGAAACTCCTAGAATAACTAAATGGCACTTTACAGACAGTAGAGAACCCGCTAGTATGTCTTATACAGAAACTTATGGTTTACTGGTAGGGCAACAGTCAGGAAGAGTTGCTACTTATGAAGGTTATTATGATGTAGATTATAGTGGTTCTAATGTATATACTTATAATAGTTATACTACTGCATTTGCTACAGCAGAGCTAGATTTAGGACAGGGAGTACAAGCGTCTATCTTAAAAAAATTGATTATGGTAATTGCCGGAGGTCAAGGCACAGACGTAGGAATAAGACTATATAAAGACTTTGAGACTACACCTAAAATATCTCCTACATTTAAACTTAATCCTACACTAAGCGGTGAACCTTCGTACTGGGGAAAAGCGGCGGCTTTGTACGGAGCTGCTAAATATGCTCCTATACACGGATATAAAGAGCGCTCAGTTCCACTATCCGGAAATGCTAAGTACATAAGAATAGAGTGGGACGCAGTAACCAAAGGATACAAAGCATCACTACAATCAATATCATTATTATTTAAACAAGGTAAAACATTATGAGTAACTATACAATAGCGGTAGGCTGGTCAGGGAAAGATGCCTTAGCTGACACAGACCCCGGAAAAGTAATATCAGGTGCTGACTTTGATACTGAGTTCACAGCAGTAAGAACAGCACTTAATTCTAAGGCAGATGCAAACGGTAGTTCATCAGAGAACTTTACTTGTAACGCATTAACGGCTACTACAGGGACTGTTGGCGGTGAGGCTATAGTTACTATAGATACACCACAAACATTCACTAAAGCGCATCCTACGGCTTCTGAGACAGTAACATTAGCATCGGACCAAACAGCTAACTTACTAAATGCAAATGTGTTTGTTGTTAGTGTACAAGGAAATCATACACTTAATGTATCTAATATGACGTCAGGTGTAGAGGCTTCTTTCTTAATAAAAAATACTGGTGCTTATGATGTTACATTCAGTAATGACTTTTCTTTTGTAGGCGGTAATAATCCTACTATTACATCAGGTAACGGTAAAGTAGATTTAGTTAGATGTGTGTCAGATGGCACAAAGATGTATTGTAATATAGCACAAAACTTAACATAAGGAAAAAATATGGCTGGTTTCTTTGGTACAAGCTGGGATTTAGGGAATAGTTTTAATTCTCCTTCAGTAGGTAATAATGTAATAGGTGGTAATTTATCTACAGAGATAACACCGCGACCGGGAAGTCAAGGTCCTACTGATACAGCCTCTATGCTAAATCTTTGGGGAGCTCCTACTGGATATACAGGACCGTCACAACAGCAAGGCGGTATGTTTAATCCTTATGCGGCTATTGGCGGTGGTTTTTATAATCCATATCAGTTCGGTCAAGTTCAGTATGGTACTCAATACGGTGGTGGACAGATGCCTTGGTGGATGAATTATAATTTGTTCCAACAACAGCAACAGCCTATGAGTCCTGTAGCAAGTCAACCACAATTACAGACGCCGTCTAGACCTCAAGGTACTGGACCTGACGGTAAAGATTTAACTTATGATGAGACTATAAAGTATTTTGGTTTATATGATGATGCTGAGTCAGCTTTAGCTGCGGGAGATAAACAAGCGGCATATAGAAAAGACCATATGCAATGGAGAAGCGGCACAGGACCTTATGCAGGTCAAGGACCGGGACAAGGTTCATATCCGGGTCGTCCTGAATTAGGAATTGCTGGAGATGAGCAAAGAATGGCTGACCTTATGGGATTTCCTAGTGCTTTAGTAGATAAAGTTAAAGGTCTATTTACAGGTTCTGAAGGTAATGAAGTAATTGGAGCGCAAATTCCACCTATGCTTCAGGCAGGTCAAACTCAACCTTTTGGTCCTAGTACAATTCAGTATGGTCCTGAGACTAGACCTCCTATGTCTATGCAAAATTATTTAGATGATAGTCAATTATTAAATAGGTATGACTCAGACAATGTAGAAGCAGCTTTAGAAGCTGGTATTTTAAACCCTGACAGAGTAGAGGTTATATCTCCTCAAGATTGGAGAATACGTTATCCTGAAACACAAAGAGATTATAACAAGGCTTTTGAAAGAGCAGAAAATTTATTTACTATTCCGTCAGGCGCTAATTATTTTCAAGAGGCTGGACCACAAAGCGCACTACCTACACCACAATTTTTACCTGACGATAGAATGATTATACGCAGTTATTATAATTATCCTACAGCAGATTACTCTGCAGATAGTAGATTCCAACCTATGGGATTAACTAGCGCTTTAGATAATTATAAAGCTATGCTAAACATAGAAGATAAATTTACTGGAGAACAAGTAAGTCCGTTTGGAATGACTCAAGACGGAATGACAGTTCCTGTATTTCCTAATATATTTGAGGATATGAGAGATACTTCGCTAGTAGATAATTTTGCAGCCGAAGAAGTAAGAAAAGCAGAAGAAGCTAAGAGAGCTAAAGAAGCTGAAGATGCTAGAAAAGCTGCTGAAGCTGCGGCAGAAAAAGAGAGACAAGCGGCGGCGGCTCAAAGACGTATGAATGATAACTATGAAACTGGTTATGTAGCGCCTAATATATTTACTTCTAGTGGTCCTTCAAGAAGAGGCTCTAGAGGTGGTAGGAGAAGAAAATAATGAATAAGGAGATAAGATAATGGCAGGTTTTTTTGATTTTTTAGGAGGAGCTAATCCTTGGGCGGCAGTTATAGGCGCTGGTCTTCAGCTATATGGCGCAAATCAAGCGTCAAGTGCTCAGACTGATGCGGCTCAAACTTATGCTACAAGTGTTGCTGAGGCTTCTAAGCCTAAAACAGTAATCGACCCTACAGGCTCTGCAGTATGGGATGATAGATTACAACAATATGTCTTAGCTCCGTCTGTTCCTATGATGGGACTGTTTGGTGCTAATTTACAAGACGTATATAGACAGAGGGCTATGATAGAGCCTTATATGCGTGACCCTGAAGGCGCGGCTCTTACTAGAATGAGAGAAACTCAAGCGGCTTTAGAGCCTAGCAGGTCTAAAGTTACTGAGGATTTATTAGGCAGATTAAATAGAAGAGGTCTTCTTGGTTCTACTATTGGTGCTCAAGCTACAGCAGAATTAGATGCCGCAAGAGCTGTTGAAGATGCTGCTCTACTACAACAAGCTAGAAGTGGAGTACAGTCAGACATTACTAATTATCTTAACAGAGCTTCTGCTGCTCAATCAGCAGCTTTAGGCTTAGGAGGTCTAGGTCAAAATCTAGCTAATATAGGAATTAATGTTGGAAGTCAAATGGGTACTGCGGCAAACTTAGGTGGTACTCAGTTAATGAACGCACAACAAGCCGCAGGTTTAGCACAAGCACAGCTACCTTATACTTTAGGTCAGCAGATGTTTGGTTATAGACCTGACACCGCACAACAAAATTTATCATTACAAGAAGCCGCTCTTGGGTCGACACCCTCCGGTTTAATGGCTAGGCTTTAGGAGAAATAATTATGGGAATGTTTGACGGACAAGGATTAAATGCACCGGCTACTTCTATTGCAGATATGTATAGAGGTGCGGCTAGAGGTATAGGCAAAGGACTTATAGACCCTTATATGCAAAGTAAAGGGTTTATATCTCAAGAAAATCAAATAATGGACGTAATGAAAGATGTTGACATATCTAGTGTTGACTCAGTATCTAGTGCGTTTAATAAAATTATGGAAATTAATCCTCAAGCGGCGGCAGAGTTTAGAACTCAAGTTTTACCTCTAGTAACTGCTAAACAAAACGAACTTCTAGCACAAGCAAAAGGAACTACTACGCCTAAAGATAGGCAAACTAAACAAGTAGGTTATTCTTATAAGGGTGTGTCTGACCCCACTAAAACTATGTTAGTAGAGCTTGTGGAGGGAAAATGGCAACCTATTATTGACCCTTCAACTAACTTACCATATGCCGAAGATAAGTTTGCTGGTGATAGTTATCAGGGCACGATACCTGCAGGATGGGAAGTAATTACTGAAAACGGAGAACGTGTTTTGAGACCTATTAAAGGAGGTCCTGCAGATATAGAAATACAAGACGCTAAAAAAGCACAGGAAAGAGCTAAAGCTAACTTATCTAGAAAAGCCGATAGAGTTTTAGATATAGGTGGAGAAATGCGAGACTTAATTATAGCGGCTGATGCAGACTTTAACGCACAATTATGGGGAGTTGTTGGTATGGCTCAGTCTAAAATACCGGGAACAAAGAGTGCAGATTTAGATGAATTAATAAAGACTATAATCGCCCGAGTCGGTTTTGATGAGCTACAGTCAATGAGGGACGCGTCTCCTACAGGTGGCGCTTTAGGACAAGTTTCTGAAAGGGAACTAGACCAGTTAAATGCTGCTTTAGGTTCTTTAGGAAGAATGCAAAGTAAGGAACAGTTCTTAAGAAACTTAACAAGAATTGAAGAAGAGTATCAAAACATATTAGACATTGCCTCACAAACAGGAGATGGTAGTTGGGTCCCTAGAGTAGGTAATGGAGGTTCAGGTTCAGGTTCTAATTCAGCGAGTATATAATTATGGCAGAAAAAAACACATCAATGTTCTACGAAATGAAAAACAATCCTAATGAGTTCGATTCAAAAGGAGTTCCTTATTCAGAAATACCTATAGGTGAGTTTGCTTATAGAGTGTGGGAATCTAAAAAAAATCAAGCAAGAAGAGCTAATGAAGTAACTCCTATGGGAATATGGGCTGACGAACAAGAGCTAACTAATGAAGATTTTAAAGCTATGTTAGAGTATAGTAAATCTCAAGACTATTCTCCAACAGATAGAATGATAAGCGATGACTTTATACCTGAAGACTCTAAAAAAAGAATGTTCTTCCAAGGTCAAACTTTTGGTTTTGGTGATGAGATTGTTGGAGGCATTGCCGCAATAAGTGATGTACTTACAGGCAAAACTGATGAGGCTTCTTTTGGAGAGCTCTATACAAAATATAGGGACGAGGAAAGAAGAAAAATACAAGAATATCGAGACGCTAGACCCGGAGAAGCCTTAGCTTATGAAGCAGGAGGAGCTATACTGAGTCCCGGAGGTTTTTTAAAAGCTCCTAAATTAATTAAAAAGGGTGTAGATGTAGTTACTAAAGGAAAGGCTACTAGAAAAGCAGCCGTTACAGGAGGAGCTGTAGGTACGGTATATGGAACAGGAGCTTCAGAGGAAGAGACATTAGCAGGAGTAGCGAAAGATGCTGTAGTTACTGGTGTTACTTCTTCTCTATTTGGAGTAGGTTTTCAAAAAGCCATACCTGCTTTATCTAGTAAAGCTAAAGATGCTGTTAAATGGATGGAAAAGTCTGAAAAGACTCCTAGGTTAGAAACTTTAAGAATTGCTAAGAATAAAGCCTACGAATTAGCTGATAAGTCTCCTGCTAGGTTTGGTGTTAAAGAGTTTACTAAACTTGAACAACAAGCATTAAAAGTTGCTAAAGAAAGCAGATATGAAGAATTTAGTGAAGAGGCAGTAAAGGGGGCTTTAAATATGTTTAAGGCGCTTAAAAAAGAAGGTAGCAAAGGAAAGCAATATAATTTAACTCAAATGGATAAATTAAGGCAAAAGCTATCTCAAAAATATAATCAAAATCCTGACCAAGTAGCTCTATTAGATATGATTAATCTTATTGATGATATGATAGCAAGTAAAGCAGTAAAGGGTTTTCCCGATTTAGAATTAGCTAGGGTTGCCAATCAAAGATATAAAAAAGCAGAACTATTAGACAGAGCCATTAATAATGTAAAACTAGATATGAAAGCAGGTTCTCCGATGTCTGAATCAAAGTTATATAAGACTGCTATAGTTAGTATATTAAAAGACCCAAAAGCTAGTAAGTATTTTTCAAAAGAAGAATTAGACCTTATGGAGAATGTTTTACAAGGAAATATTATGGATAGAGTAATTGGTAGAACTGCTGATTTGTCTCCAAATGTTCAAAAAGTTATGACTGCTTTGGCTTTTGCAGGTTCTTACGCACAGCCGTTATGGTTAATACCTACTACTGTTGGTCTTTTTGCTAATAGAGCCGCTAACAGAAACGTGAGAAATAAAGTAGATGAGCTTGCTGATAAGATAGCAGACATAGCCAAACCTGAAGCTGTTATGTCTGAGGCAATTACTCCTGCAACTGCAGTAACTTCTGCTGTAATGGCTCAATAATATGGGAATGCTAACAAACAACGAGCAGGAAACTATTGATGCTTTACTAGCGGTAGGTTTCCCTCCTAGGGATATACCCGCACTAATGGGTAATATAGATGTTGAAACAGGTGGTACTTACTCTCACACTCAGAAAGAGAGAGGTGGTAAAGGTTACGGATTGTTTCAGTTTACTGGTAGCCATAAGAGAGACTATTTTGACTGGCTTAAAGACTCAAATTTAAACGATAATAAGACGAGCCAAGCTAAGTTCGTGTTTGACAATATCTACGGAAATAGAGGCTATGG